CAATGGTCGAGAAACCCGTCTTGGTGGTCGGGGTCAGGGTCGCATCACCGCCGCCATCAACGGTCATGACCAGATTCAGAATCTGACCAGCAGTGCCGTTAGCAAGGGTCAGCGCGGCAGCGCCAGCGCCCGTCGAAATCTGAACCGAAGCTGCGGTGACCGGGACAGCACCAGCGCCCGAGCGGGTCGTAACGGTGCCGATGACGATGCCAGTGACGTTGCCAGTGACGTTGCCAGTGACGTTGCCAGTGATGTTGCCGGTGAAGTCACCGACGAAGCCGTTGGTCGAGATTACCGGACCTGAAAAGGTTGTATTTGCCATCGAAATTCTCCGTGTAGTAGCACCACCCCATACCGTCTCTACTACGTCTGCTAGGGCAGTCGGTATGGATCAATTACCTAGGTGAGTAGGTATAACACCAAAAAGAAAAGAGGGGAAGAAGTTTCCCTCTCCCCCTCCCCCTGTTTCCTTAGGCGGCGCCTTCGGAAGCGAACATGCCCAGCGGGTCAGACCAGCCGAACGAGTAACGCTCACGGCTCTTGTAACGGACGTTGCCGGTGTCGAAGTCGCCGTCCATGCTCTGAGCGAGCGGGGTACGGACGAAGTGCTTCAGACCATTCGGAACATCGGTCGTCAGGAACCAAGCATCGGTGTCGGTCAGGAAGTGGTTAACAGTGTAACCCTCCGGGATCGAGCCGTTGCTCTTGATGGCGTTGATGTCGTTGTCGGCGGTCGACACGCGGAGTTCAGTCTCCAGCAGTCGGGTCGCAACGAACATCAGGCTCGGCGGAACCACCAGCTTACGCGGCTTAGCCGCGATGAGCAGGCCACGTTCATCCGTCCACGCAGCGATCTGAATGACAGCCGCTTCAAGCGACGTTTCGTTCAGGTCAGCTGGCGTGCTGGGGATGTTCGAGTTGGTACCACCGGAGACCAGCGGGTGAGCGCTCGAAAACAGCGGCTGACCGTCACCACCGGGGTAGTCCGAGTCAAAACCGTTGTTCAAGACCGCAGCAGCCTTGGTCTGCTTGGTGTACGCCATGGCACGGGCCAACGCTTTGGTATAACGAGCCGAGAGGCTGTCATACAGGTTGTCTTCGATGGCTTCTTCCGTGAGCGAGAACCCGAGGGCAATCGTCTCATGGTTGTAGCGAGCCGTGAAGACTTCCTGAGCGTTGTCATAAGCAATGGCAGAACCTTCGTTCTTAACCGGAGCAGCCGAGAAGCCCGACAGCTTGGTTTCTTCTTCGAACGAACGCTCAGAGCTTTCAGTCTCGAAGATTTGCTTATGCTCTTCGCCATAGCGGGCGTATTCCAGACCGAACAGGGCGTTCAGGCCGGGCAGGAGCTCCTTGAGGAGCTGTGCGCGTGAAATAGCCATTGTTCAGTCTCCTTATGCGAGGCCAGTGGGGTTCAGGTACTGATGCATACCCTGATTCCACTTGACGATAACTTCGGTGTAAGAACCGGGGTTACCCGCCAGAGCGGTTTCGGGGACAACATCAATCACGCGGATCGGCCATGCCGAGCTCGTACCTTCGGTCGAGTCAACGCCGACCTTGGAGTTGCCCGTGATGGTTGAACCCACGTTGTTAGCACCGTTAGCCAGCTTCACGTTCGAGCCGACAGCAGCCTGAGTCAGGAAGCTGACGGTGTTCGAGTTGGTGCCGGCGCACACGGCAACCTTGAACAGAGCGTCCGGATCATCAAGGACGTATGCCTGAATGTCGGAGATGTTCGTGGTGCCGGGGTAGTACTGACGGAAGGTCTTACCAAACACCGGATCGGTGTAGGTGCAACCGAGGAAAACACCAACCGGCGTAGCAGCGTCAGTACCGGTGTCCTTGCCAACCGTACCACCAGCCAGCAACTTCACGACGTCACCATAGAAGATGGCCGTCGAAGAGTTAGTGGCGATGGGCAGCAAGCGAGTCGAACCGGCAAAAACCTGCCCGCCGATCAGATTGATCGGGATCAGCCCGTAGGGGCTGGTAACAGACGGATATGCCATCTCTAGCTCCTTTATTTGCCTTTACCAAATGATGTCGATGACCTCTTCTCACGGAAGAGCGGCATACGAGCATCGTTCTCTCGCATAAAGTTGTTGTCCACTGAGTCCATCTGGGCCTGATTTTTCTGCGCAAAATAATTTTTGCGCTGCCTCATCAGTTCCTTCGGGGCCTTGCAAAGCAGCAACCCTGCGACTTCGATGTTGTCTTTGAAGCGGCTATCTGGGTCAATCATCAGGCGAAACTGGGGCTGCTCTTCAATACGAACAGGTTCCCAACCTTCGCGCAACTTAGCCGAGATGTTCCGGGGGTCCTTCTCGTTCATCGTGGAAACACGAATCCAGCGATAGTCATATCCCGGCTGCTTATCAGGTTCAGGCAACGTCGAAGCCGGTGCCCAAGTCTGAAAGCGCTTTTCCTCTTCACGCGTCTGGCGGGGTGCACGCACTTCCTCCAGCTCACCAACGACGTCGTCAAACGTACGAGTACCACGAGTCATATTAGTTCTCCGTCTTCAAAAGTTCACGAGCATATTGCTCGGGAGTAAGACCCAGACGTTTAGCGATAGACAACTGGGACTGTTTCAGCACAATCTTCTTGGGGGACCGGCTGCGTGAAGCGGGAGCTACGACCTGCGAACTCTTGGTTTCGCGTTGAGAGGTTCTTGGAGCCTCTTCCTCCCCGAAGTAATCGGGGAACCTACGACGGATTGTTTTGTCAACCGCCGTCCAATATTCGTCGGTACCCACGTACTGCGGGCCACGTTCATTAACGAGCTTCTGGTGAAGCCCGAGAGCCGACGCAGTCATCTCCGGATCGGTTCCATACCACGTATTACGCTCTTGCCACGTAATCGTTCTCTGGTCGAGCCGGGGCTGTTGTGCCTGCTGCGGTACTATGTCTACCTCAGTACCCGAGTCCTGTAAAGTGGGTCTGTAATTTTCTACCTGCTGAAGCCGCAAAGTAGCCCGCGAGAGCTTTTCTTGAGCGTCAACGACCTTGTCAGCGTCCCCAGACTCGTACGCATCGCGGTAAGCCCGACGGGCTGCGTCGATTTCATACTCGGCGGTCTGCTTATAGCTACCAACGAGTGACTGCTCGCCTTCCGACAAGGTTTTCCGCAGTCGACGGTTCTCTTCCAACAGTCGTTGAGCGGCGCTAAGGGCCTCCTGCTGCTCGCGGAGCACGCGTTCTTTCTCGCGGCGCTCGTCGTGCCAGACCTTTTTCATCTGCTTGAGGCGCGTTTTGACCTTATCGGAGTAGTCTTCAAGCTCATCGCTCTCCAACTCCTCGACGATGTCCTTGGGCATAGGCTCTCGGCCCCGGTCAGCCTCCGGAGTGTCGTCAACAACCTCAATTTCGGATTTTCCGTCGACCTCGTCCTCAATTTCGAACGAAAAATCGTCGTCTTCAGCAGGTTTACTTGCCATTTCGGCCTCCTTTGTACGGAAAAACGCCTCCGTTAGGCGCGCGAGATGCCTCGCGGGTCTTCCACAACAGCTTCAATGCTGTCATCGTTCAAGATGCGGAACTCCCTACCGTGGATTTTCACACGGCTACCGGCCATCGGGCGCGTCAGGACGAAATCGCCCGGCTTGCACCATGGACCGTTGGGGAATTTGCGCTCATCTTTGTAGGCGTCAGGGCCCAGCTTCAGCACAAAAAGCACCGGAGTCGTTAGCTCCTCGTACTGCTTAGTGATGTCGGCCTTAAAAAGCCCGCTGCTGTACTTCTCTTCGATATCCGGAACCGCACACAGGATGCGATAGCCTGACGGCTCGGGCAGCTGCTTGGGTTTGTCTTCGGCGGGCTGGTTGGTCGCCTCAACATTGGTCATCTTACGAAGGGTAGGTAGTTCGTCAAACAGAGTTTTGTCCTCTGTATCAGTCATCGTCATTCTCCAGTCGTTGGGCAGTCTCGGCCAGAAAACTGTTGGCCATCATTAACCCACGGATAATGCCACAAGCGTACTTGTACTCTCCGTGGTCTTTGGCGTGCCCACGCGCCAAATCGTCTGCGAGGACTTTGATTTCCTCGTTGTTCTTGTCCGCCAGATAGCGGAGGATGTCGTTGTTCATTCACTTTCCCCCTGCGCCGGGGTTTGCGCCGACGCTTGTCCACCCATCATGCTCTCACGAGCAACTTGTACCCCAACGCGCAGCCCTTCGAGCTGCTCGTCCGATGCCAGCCGCGCTTTGTCCGTGGCTATCTTGGCACCGACGTTGAGACCTGCGATCTCCTTCTGTGCGGCGATGCGCTCGCGCTCGATGTCCAGCCTGTCCGCCTTGTCTGCGGCGTCGATCTGGAGCTTCTGCGCCTTCTGCTTGAGCTCCTCGGCCTTGAGTTGCAGCTCGGCTTGTTGAAGCTGCATGACTGGGTCCTGAGCCATCTGCTGGGCCTGCTGCTGTGCAGCCTCCGCCTGATTCTTGCGGAGCAGCTGCTGAGCGGCAGCAGCAGCCAGACGGGAGACCTCGACCTCGGTGCGCTCATCCATCTCGGCGTTAGGCGGCGGCAGCGGGACGCCAGCCTGCTCTTCCACCTGCTTGCGGTACTCATAAGCCAAGTGTTCTTGGATGTGAGCGTTTGCGGCTGCCATGATGACCTGCGCGTTGGGGCTCTGCCCCACCATCTGCTGGATTTTCGGGTCCTGCATAGCGGACATGTGAACGACGAGGTGTGCCTCGTGGTCCTGATACATAAACGCCTTCACGGGCTTGCCATTCAGGATGTCCATATTCTCGCTGACCGGGTCGCGCGGCTTCATCTCGTCGCTATCTTGTAGCGGCACCAGCTTCTGGGCGTTCTTGATGCCCAGCACCTCCAGCATCTGCCGGTGCAGATATGGCATGTCGTAGATACCCGGAGCCGTCTGCGCGAGCTGAATAACCGCCTGATACTGGACGATCTTCTGCGCCATAGTGGCAGCGTTGGGGTCCGACACGGGGATGACGTCCACCGCGTCATAGTCGCTCTTCTTAGCGAAGCGACTGCCTTCCTCGGGCTGGTAGGGGTACTTGCTGGGGGTATAGTCAGCGATGATGGTCTTAAGCAGGCGAAACTCCTGCTTCATCGCGTAGTGGATGCGCGCCTGCACCGCCGACATCATCTTGAGGCTGCGCTCAAGGATAGCCAGTGTGGTCCCAACCGGGGCCTGACCCGACATGTCGCTGATCTTGAGGTCTGCCGTAGCGGCGAACCGCCGGCCTTCATCCACGATATTCTGGAGCAGCGCGAACAGGACTTGGCTTGGCTCCTTATACGGCAGCGGCATGATGTTGTCGCGCATCGTACCACTGGCGACGTCCACGTCGCGCCACTCAGCCGGAGCGATGGGGGTATCGTCCCCCTTGACCCGCAGGCCCTTGGTCTTGAAGCCACCGGGCAGGTTGCTCAGCGTACCCGCGTCAACCAGCTGGCGAATGATGCTCGTGCCTGACTTGGCAAACGCACCGATGAGGTGGATGAGGCCGAAGGCATAGAAGCCGAACCCCGGCACGTAGCCGTAGTGTACGAAGTGGTTGCGCTTCTGCTTGAGGTCGTCCTCCGGGTCCCAGTTGCGCCGGATAGCCAGAATGGTCGACGAGGCTTTGTCGATGGTCACTACATAAGGCACGGCAATGCCGGCCTTGGCCTCATCCTTGGCAAACTTGTCGTCCTCAATAACAAGGTCGACGTGCATTTCGAGCAGCTTGTAGCGGTCGTCACTGGACGCGCGGAAGCCCATCTTCTCTGCGATAGCCTTCTCCACCTCGTCCAGCACGTCGCTGGGCTCTGGCAGGTCCGCCTCGCGGTAAAAGCCCGACGCTTGCAGCTTCTTCAGCTCGTTAGGCGTCTTGCGCATCACATGGGTAACGCGCTCCGCCGTCTCGATGTTAGACGCCCCATAGGGCACCACCACGTCCTCGGCAGGGATATACATAGCCGTCTGGCGGCCAAGGCTCGGGTCGAAGTACACCTTCTTGAACGCATTACCTGACAGGCCCAGACCCCACAGCATCCGCTCGTGCTCGGGCCGATACTCCACCATGATGTCGGTAAGCTGGTGGTTCATGTCCTGCTGCACACGCTGGGCAGCATCGCGCCTCTCAGGCGTCTCGTTACCAATGACCTTAGTCCGCACCGGCCCCTGCGCCGGGAACGTCTCCATCATGGTCTCGGCTTGGAACTTGACCAGAGCCTCTGACAGGAGCGGGTGGTACACACCGCAGGCACCGGGCCACGGCTCGGTGCGGTCCTCGACCTTCATCCCCAGCAGCTCAAGCCCATCTACGTAAGTCTGTATCCAGTCCTTACGGCTGCTGATATCCTCGTCAAACTCACCTAGCAGGTCACCCGCCAGCTCGGTCAGCTGCCCGTCGTCCATGTCCTCGGCAAGGTTACTTACAAACTCCGAATCTTCCTCGTCCTCATCATCGGGGTCGATGATGATTTCCATGTCGCCGGTACCGATGGTAACCCGCTCCGGGTCTTCAATCTCAATCTCCAAGGCACCTTCATCCGGCGGCGTCGGCTCGGCATATTGCTTGTCGAGGTCCAACGTCGGTTTCATAGCAGTCAAACCGGTAGGGGCGGGGTTAAGCGCCTTGTCGATAGCCATCAGTAGTACCCTTGTTGCTTGCGACTTCTAAAGTACAGCGGTTCGTCTTCTGCGTCTAGCGTAGTAGATATATAGCCTCCGCGCCGGAACCTGTGCATCGCCATGGATACGGTATCAACAAAGTCATCGTGGCTGCCGGCAGGAAACTCAGCCACCTCGTCAATAACCTCCTCGGCCCAGCGGGTCGCCGGGGCCCAGACACGCCCAGAGGCAAATATGTCCGCAACCGCGTTCAGACGGCTGATCTTGTCGTTGCCCCTTGTCGGGGTGAACTCCTGCACGGGTATCCCCATGGCGCGCATCTCGTAGATGAGCGGTGCCCCTGACGCCTTCTTTTCAATGATGACGCTGTCCGGGTCCCACTCTTTATACTCGTCGATGGCCCACTGCTTGAGCGTGGGGAACTCCACACGGTCGCGCGACGCGTTAAGGAGGACAATATTGGCCTGAGATATGCCATTGTCGTCTGAGTGGTAAAACACACCCCACGTGGTCTGGGCGGAATAGTCCGCTCGCTGCGTCTTCTCGAAGGCCGTATCCCAGCTTTGCAGGATGAAGTCGCACTGGGGCGGTGTGTCAGACTCCCACGTCTTCCACCACTCACGCTTAATAATAGCCGCAGACTCCGACACCGGGTTCTGCTGGTACTGCGCCATCCACTTGGAGTTAGGGACGTCGCGCTTAACCTTGAGAAGCTCGTCCAGCTCCCAGAACTCAGGCCACAGCGGCTTGCTGCTGGGCAAAATGGCAGGAAACTCAATGACTTCCCACTCGCCAATGCTCTCGTTAGCCGACGCATCTTTGAGTATCTGCCCGGTCAGGTCGCGCTTTGACCACCGGGTCATGACGATAATGATGGAGCCGCCCGGTTGCAGACGCTGACGAGGACCAGAAGTAT